ATACGAAAGGTTAGCGAAAGAATGGTTTGAAAAATATAACAAGTCGCTGGAATGCGGCGCAATCCCCCCCACTTCGCAATGATAAGGGGAGGGAAAGCACC